ATGTTTATGGAGAAAATCCTCGCGTTGATGGGGGATGTCCCTGTCCAGTTCTATCCGGTTTGTTATGCCTTTGGCTTCATTGCTTTTTTATGGATTGTGGATAAGTTCTTCCATATCTTTGTATCGCTGATAGACAGGCGGTGATTATATGAACCTTAGTATTGTTATGAAGGTTGTTGAATGGATGTTTCATGAGTTATCACTTCTGTTTGATATCCTTTGGAGACATTCCTACTGGGTGGGGATGTTTGTGATTGGTCTGCCCCTTCTTAAGAAGGTTGTAGATATATTTAGGCGACTTTTATAAATTAATAAGGAGGTGTTTGTTTATGTTGAAGATTAAGAATGCGGTTAAGAAGTATCGCTGTGTCCCTGTCGCCACTGGTGTTGCGTCTGTTGCTATGGCTTTCCCGGCTTTTGCTGAGGGGGCTACTCCGGCTACGGGCCTTGACAGCCTGTTAGCCACGTTTTCCGTGGTTACGGCCTGGCTCTGGAAGGAATGTGGGCTTCTGCTCACCTGGATTTTAAGCCAGCCTATCCTTTTGGCCGCCATGTGTCTGTTCTTCGCTGGCGCCGTGGTTGCGTTCTTCATGCGCATTTACCATCAGGTATGATTCAGAAGGGGACCCCGGTCCCCTTCCCCCATTGAGGTGATTTTATGATTGATTTATTCAACCTTTTTATAGATGTGATTCTGTTCCCCATGTCCCCGGATGCCTTTACCCTTGATACGAATATTATGTGGCAGTTCATGCTTTTAATCCTGTTACCCGTTGGCCTTATCCGTATCACGAAACAGCTTGTTAAGGGGGTGTTTTAATGTATGCGCTTTCTGTTCTACTCTTTGGCTTTGGCCTGTTTTGGATTGTCTTTTTTGCTTATCATTTCTTTAAGTATCGCAATCCATATAAGCTCTTTATGGTCTTTGGCAAGAAAGGTAGTGGCAAGACTACGCTCATGTGTAAAATGGCACTTAAATACCGTAAGAAGGGGTGGCACGTCTATAGCAACGTGCATATACCTGGAACTTATCACTTCGATACCGTTGATATTGGTGTTGCCCATTTTCCTGAAAATTCTATCCTGCTTATAGATGAGGTGGGCCTTGTATGGGATAACCGTAATTTCAAGTCCTTCCCGGAACACGTAAAGGTTTATTTCAAATATCAGCGGCAGTATAAACATATCGTGTATCTGTTCTCCCAGTCCTTTGATGTTGACAAGAAGATACGTGACCTTACTGACCATCTGTACATCATCCACAACTTCCTGAACTGCTTTTCCATTGCCAGGCGTATCACAAAGACAGTTGCCGTTGTCCATGCGGATAAGTCGGCCAGCGGTGAATCAAAGATAGTGGATGATTACAACATTGATTCCCTGCTCCTGGCCCCCTTCGGTTCCGTGCGTTTTACCTACATCCCGAAGTATGTAAAGTATTTCAATTCCTACAATCCTCCCCAGCTCCCGGAGAAGGAGTTTGAATACATGCCGTTCCCGGAACTGGTGAAACAGGGGAAGCTGGGAGCGCTCCGCCGGGCGATGGCCGGCGGACGCGTACAGCTTCATGAGGTCGTGAGGAAATGGAACCGTAAGAAACGGTGACCGACTTCGGACCCCTGTCTAATTAGGTCCGAAGTCCAATTAGGTCCGAAGTCCCAGCAAATTCTGCTACTTTGTATGATTTTTTAACAATCTTTTCAGGAGGTCCTGCTTATGCTTTACTATTTCAACCCACTGATTGAGGATGGTATCTTTTATTCCTGTGATTCCCTCCGTTACTCCTTTGAACTCCCGGATACGGATACAGTTGAATTCTTCCTTTCCTTCCTCTCCCACCTTCCAGGCTGTACGCACTATCATTCTTTAAAGGATTTTGATTACCGATACCTTTTTGTATTTGGTATCAAAGGATTATCATTTTCCATTGGACTTTGTATGAATGGTGTAAAGAAAGAGACGGTCTTACAGGGTTTCCTGGACTTTAACCCAAACAAGATACTTGGTGAGATTGCTTATGATGATGGGTTCATACGTACAAGTGTCTCCCCCTTCGACCAGGAGGAAGTAGGGTTCAAAGACCTGCAAAGCCAGATAGGACAGGTCCTAAAAACGGTCCTAAACGAACTGTTCCCCATGGTAGAAACAATAAAGATAAAAAGATGGGATTTGGCAGTGGATGTGCCTTATGGCCGTGACTGTGTACAGCTTATCAAGGATAACAGGAAATACAGCCAGTTTTACAAATCAGCACAGGACTTTACAGAGTACTTAGGATGCATGTCCTCTCCTGGTCGGGTAAAGGTCTACAACAAACAGATAGAGGCAAACCTGGATTATCCCCTCACTCGGATAGAGGTCACGCTGGATAGCCTGGATTATATAGACTGTTGCCGTTGCTGGCCCAATGTCTATACTCGTAAAGTGATAGACCTGGCTGAATCAAAGGTCATGGTACAGCTCCTTGCGGAACAGCCGGTAGACCGGATGGACTATTATCTTCGTCAGATGTCACAACATACGAAGAGTAAGTATAGGGCTCTGCTCCTGGACCGTCCCTTTGAAATTGAGGGTCCCATATTTAACAAGTTGCGCAGTCAGTTATTAAGATATCAGGAGGGAAATTTTTATGAATAAGCCAGTTGGAAAAATCAAAGTCAATGTTTATCTGACCACGAAACAGTATGACCGCCTTTGCAGGTACATGGAGTTCTGTGAATGCTACTCCACCCCGGCTGAAATGGCAACAAGGCTTGTCCAGGTCGGCCTGGCTGAGGCAATCAAGCGTGGGGCGATTGAGGAGGATTAATATGACATCTGAGGATAAAATTTATTTTTGTTCGGCTTTCTTTGTTGTTGTCCCGCTTTTATATTTTGTTATCCATAACTATTTTGTCCGCAAGCGTTCGCGTGGAAGGAAGTATACCAGTTTGGATGTGATTGAATATTCCGTATGTGTGATTACATTTATTCTGCTTTGTTTTTACTTTAAGTACATTGCTAATCTTTGAATTTTCTAAACAGGAACATGGTTAATGCTATAGTTCCACAACACCAAAAAGCTTTATTTGTAGTTAGTCCAATGATTCCATTGATTATCTTTTCCATACGTACTCCTTTCGCATATCCCCGGCATAGAGCCGGGGATTTTGCTGTTATTCTACCTTCGGTAGGATTCCTTTGGCTTCCAATACTTCTACTAAGGTGTCCATTCCATCGTTGATATGGTGTATTTCTTTCCTGATGGACCTTTCTGAGGTTTTCATATCTAGCCTTAGTGTATCCATTTGGATTTTTAGTTCTGATATTTGTAGATTTATGTCCTCTAGCTTGTTTGTAATTGGTTCTAATAGTGTTCTCATTGCTTCAATTGTTTCTCTGTCCATTTTTTTATATCCTCCTTGATAAATTGTTGCCTTAGGCTCTTAAAATCGCTTCTCGTCCATTCTGATGCGTTTTTGACCCTATTTCATGTTGATGTCTCCATGTATATTCCCAGCTACAATACCCTTGTTGTTATTTACGTTGATTCCGGGTGTTCCTTGCATGTCCCTGTCTATGAGGTCGTTTACATATGCGTTAAGGCTTTTATACCCCTTGTTTTTATAATGTTCTTCTATGATTGATTTTTTGCCTTTGGGTACTTGGATGTTTAGTCGGTCATATTTTTCTTTTGCAAATTCATTTGCGTATTTTGATTGATTAAACCCCATACTTCCTCCTATTGTGCATGATTTACGATATTTTGATATTACTATTGTGCATGATGCCAATTGCACTATTGTGCATGATGTGTTATATTATTAGTGTAAGGATAAGTAACAATTAAGCGCTTAGTTAGTATCTATTTTATCACAAATTTAGTTAGTTCACAAGAATGATTTAGTTAGTGCATAAGGAGGATTTAATATGATGGATAAAAAGCGTATCCGTAAAACACTTAATGATGCTGTAGAACGGTATCTTCTTGGTGATGTTGATGGTGATTTCCGTTTTAACTATATTTGGATTCGTTCACAGTTGAGTTTTGCATTTAGCATTGATGCAATTACGATTGATGAGTTTGATGCTTTGTCTTCCGTTGTCCTTCACGCTTATAAAACTGACAGGAGGGGTCCAGAATGCGCAGACTTTCCAAGGCTCTCATAGAGCAGGAACAAAATGAAACCAGTGTGGCGATATGCCGGGCCATGGCCTTGCAT